CCTATGAAATATTCCGTATAATCGCCGGACATATTGCCATCGCCATCGCCCCCAATAACCTTATACCCCCAGCCCGTATTATCGTTGGCGTCCACAAGGTACAATCCGGCGTCCTTACCGCCCAAAGAGTTCTCGTAGCCTTCATCAAGCACCGCCCCCGCGCCGTATGCTATGGTCACATTGTTGGGACCGGTAGCGGCATCGTCGCTGCCCCTGCCGATTGTCGTATTGAATAAAGTCGGCTCGAAGTCCAATAGCTTGTAGACCTGAATGTAGTTGTTGGCATAAGTCTGGCCCGATATGTAATCCGTGCCGACCCCGAAATATCCATTGGGCTGATAATAGGTGAAATGGTTCGGATCGTCGTAAATGGGAAAGCCGTTGGCGTCTACAAAGATTACGTTCCACGGCGTTTTTTCCGGCAGCTTAATATCAATAATGTTCGGGTCGTCATCGCAGGGGTCAACAATATTAGCATCGACTGCCGCCCATACCCATTGCGAATTAGGGTCGCCCGGCGTCATTAGAACGGAGTTGGGCTCGCCGGAGTCTATAGGCCATTTGCCTTTATATGATTCCGTCATAACGTCGGAAGCCCTTACCCCTACCGTATAAGTAGAGTCACCGACGTTAGACCATACTACATAAGTACCGTCAGCCGAAAGCCATATATCCCCTACATGCCTCTGGAGGTCGCCCCAGTCGCCCCATTCCGTGTCCGACCACGTACCGTAGGACACAAGGGCTGTGAGGCATATCAATAATATTATTGCCGTTATCCGTGCCATGAATCTGAATCCGTCCAAGTTCCGCTTCTTTTCATCTGTAATTTCACATCGTCCGGCATTAACAGGAACCGCCAATTGCCGTTATCGTTCCGCGTCTTGCCCGATGGGATAAATTCCACCTTCATATACCTTGCTCCGTCCTCCGATACATCTAAAGTGACATTCACTCTTTCCAATAAGAAATTGACACGAGAAGCTATGAATCGCCAATTCTCTTGCTCCCATACGTTCTTTCGATTCAAGTAAGTTACAACATTGTCGCCTTCTTTAATCTCCGGGTATCTTCGTTGTTCCGTTAAGAATTCCATTAAAAGGGCCTCCCTCCTTTTTTGAAGTAAGGGACAAAGGCATGAATGCGGGGCCTGTTATTTGTCGAATTGTTGTAGAGTTTGATTCGATGGAATTCCGCTGTTTCGCCAAAGGCGGGAACTCGTACCCATATCTTATCGCCCGTACCGTCACAGCTAACGGTTTGGCTCTGCCACGCCGTATCGCTCATGTTCTTATAAAAATATACCGTGAAGGATGCGTTTTCATCGACATCGACAAGAAAATCTATCCATCCGAATATGACATTTCTTCCTTCTTTCCAGAACGGGTTCCACCTGCCGCCTTTGGCCTCGAATTCTATGGCTGAGTCATCGTCGGAAAGCCTGAAATCAAGCTGGTATATCTTGCCGTCCTGAGAGCCGAACAAGCGAATATCGCCACCCGCCTGAATAATGCTTTCAAGCCATGTCCAGTCGATGTCCTCCCATGCCTCGTTTACATCATTCCATGTCAGGCCTGATTCAAGATCGGTCAAGCCCATGCAATGAATCGGCATCTTATAAGTCGCCCAGTTCTTTTCTTTAATATCGAGGACCAAAACACTATCAGGGTAATAATTACCGTCGCCGTTCACAGAGGCTTCGCTGCTCGTATAAGTAAGCCATCCCTGCCTGACATCTTTCCATATTTGGCCGTGACTATAAGGCAATGAATTTTGCGTCCACGTCGGGACTAAATTAGGATTGGCAAGATCGACGTGATAAGTCCTGCTACCGTTAAGACCGACAACATTGTTTTTGCCGAGACAAAGAATCTCATCGGGATATTCAGTAGGAGAATCAGGGGCCCAGCAACCTTCGAAACTATCCACCTGCTGCCAGACAAACGGCAGGTCTTCATCGCCGATATAAGCGAAGCGGAAAGTCTTTTTCTTGAAGAATACGTATAAGTCCTGCCCCAAAAAGGCCGCTCCATTTATCACGCCCTGGTACGGACAATCCAAAAAACTCAAATCCGGCCACGTATCGGGATCGTTTACATCGCACCATCTGGCGCGGACAGGATAATAAGTCCCACGTTCCGTTGTCGTGAAAATGACAAGCCTGCTCTTATAAAGAAAGATAAACCCAACCGTAGTAACGTCGTTGTCCGGCCCCGCTTCCACGTCGAGGTCTATATGTAACCGGGTAAGAAAAGAGCCGTCGTATTTCTGAATGACATTATTATTGTTAGTTAGATATAGCGTACCCTTCCAGTTTACGACCCTGAAGAAATTGGTATTGTCCCCGGTAAAAGCATCGTCCGTATTGGCACCGTTGGCCTGGCCAACCTTATTAGCAGCAGTACCGTCCTCTTGTAATTCTTCGCCATCCTCAAATGTGCCCGTAACGCTTCCGTTTGCGAAAATAATGGTTCCGTTGGCGTTCTCACCGGCAAAAGTCCCCGTATCGACAACTAATCCCTCGACCGTTCCGGTAGCTTCGCTTGTCCCACCTTTAACAACGTCTGTGGCCGTAGGTTGCCACGTCTGAATGTCTGCGTGCTTAAAACGGATTTTGTTCCTTGTAAGGTCGGCGAATTGCTGCTGATTGGCCGTTCCGGTAGCATCGTCGGCGACCCATGTATCGGTAAAATAGAATTCGTTCGCACTTATCTTTGTGACACTATAAGTGCCGTTGTAATTCGTTGTTCCACTTATAGTTACAATATCATTGGTTGCAAAACCATGAGTAGCCGAAGTAGCCTTGACCGTCCCTACAACCGTTCCACCGTAATTGGCAAAGGCTGTAATTGATTTGTTTTTTGAAATCGTAGACTCGTATTTGTTTATCCTGTCCTGGTCCATGACAAGCAAAGTGTCTATGTCGGTATTGGAAGTATGGGTATGAATGCCCATGACCGGATTCGTTCCGAGTGTCGGGACTTTAGTTGATGTATTGACACCTACTATCTGACCGAATTCGGTATATCCCCTCCGCTTTTCAAGAACACCGTCCCTGATATGACCGTTCTTTAACTCTTCGAACGCGTCAATAGGCGTTTGCCACGGTTCCTTTGCCGTCACTTGGCCGCTCTTAAAATCGCAAATTGGAAAAGGTTGATACATAATTAAGTCTTGATAATGTAATTCAATGCCTTATTTACGGGTCTGGTCTCGGTTAAGCCTATATAAGAACTGTTGCCTGAATTGTACGGCCCGGAAGACTTAATAACACTCGAACTGCTTTCCTCAAGCGAAGCATCGCCCCGGCCAACGTAAGCACCGCCATCAGAGTTACCATAATCCTCTGTCTCTACCCTATGAACGTGAGCGACAACACCATGCGCCTGCGTAGAGCCAAGAGTCCTCGTATCGGGATCGACCGCCTTTCCGGTATCGAGGCCACGAACGAAATAACCAACCAGATTAGGAACATTGAAAGTAGTCGAACCATTGCCACTACCATGCGTTGTGCCACAAACAGCGAACAGGGCTGCGTAAGTAGTTCTTGAAACAGCGGCTCCGTTACACAACAAATATCCCGTAGGTGCCGTACTACCGGCGTAAGGAACTACAACACCCGGAGGCGTTACATAAGTGTCCACGTAAGCCTTAATAGACTGCTGCGAAGCTACTTTAGTAGCACTGTCCGAAACCAGAGTATCTTCGTCAAGCATGTCCGTAGCAGCACTAAGAATCTTGGCATCTTCACCGGTTAATTGAATGGCTGTACCTGCGCTTTGGGGTATAAGATATAATCCGGGTGCGCTGCCTAAGTCTTTGCAATACAAACCCATTTCATTAGCTAATGTGGTAAGGTCGCCAGATTGTTCTTTTAATGTAATGGCTTCATGCTTGCCGGTCTGAGTACCTCCTGTTGTGAAGTCGTGGTCTTGGTCCAAAGCAGCTTCAAGTGCCGCGTTATTGGCCAAAATCTCAGGATTGGAATTGCGCAGAGTAGTTGTTGCCGCCGGTTTGGTCTTATCGAAAGCACCTATGAATAAAGGCAACCAAGCAACTGTAATCAAAAACAGGAATAATGGTATTCGTTTAATATTATTCATCTTTTACCTCACATATAAATAAACATCTATTGTCATACCGCTTGTACTTGGGTCTTTCGATGGAGTTAGCGTGGCTGTTAATGTTCCTATAGCCAAAAACGGGTTGAAATCAGCGTCCATAGACGCCTTGTTACTTTCAGCAAAATAGCTCGTCGTGGCATTCTCGGCTATCCCTGACTTAGAAAATAACGTTGCTCCGTTTGCGTCTTTGATAGTGACCGTTCCCGTTGCACCGCTGGTATTATTGTTAATTTTTACCGCAATTTGGGTGCAGCGACCGTTGACAACAAGGGTCTTTTCTAACGCGGCATATACGCCACTTACCCATGTCCCTTGTGCAAAATCGTAGCGGGCCACCTTGTATCGGTTGTCCCAATGTCGTTTATCTTGCGTTGCCATTAAAATGTACTCCTTTCAACTGTTCTTTCGATTAGTTGCTTTCTGTCTTTTCCTGTAATCTGATTCATGTAAAACGTGTGAAGGGGGTCTAACTCTTTTACTTTGGCCTGGTCTTTCATAACAATCTTAGCGTAGAGAATGGCCGCACCACAAGCTATTGCCGGTCCCCATTTAATATCCAGGGGAACTCCGTCTTCATCAATCGCATCCGGCCTTAACACTTTCGGGCAGCGAATCCTGAAAATGTCATTTGCTTTCGGCCTGACGTAGAGATAGCCTTTGTAAATACACACGGTTTCAGGTCTCGACCTGTTAGCTGGTTGGCCGTCAGTATAGGTATCTGTAACCGCTGCGGCTGAAAGCTCGGTAGTACCGGGAATAAACGCAGCCGTACTTATGACCGTAACATATCCCATGAAAGCAGAATTACCGTCGGCGTCCCCAAGCCCTTGTATGGCCTTTAACGGCGTGTCGTAGCCCGTGGCGTTGTCATCGGCTTCGGCGGCTGTAATATCGCCATCGGAGTCGATCTTAAGCGAGAACGCCCCGTATGTGTTCTTAGGGACTGTGCTGAGGCCCGACAGGGACACTTCGCTCGAACTCTTATTATAAGCGTAGCCCCCGATGTCATACGAAAAATCGCTATGCTTAACAGCCGCCGCACTCGATACCCCGATAGCAAGCGATGGAGTCGTTACATATTGCTCGGATTCCTTGTGTTCCCGAAAGAATTGCTCCTTATTAAGACTCAATTCCAGTTCCGTTTCAATGCCCTGACCGTTGCACAATACGGGCTTTTTTAAGGTCAGAACCGCTTGGCTAAGAGAATATTCACCGTTATCGACAGCACTCGTAGATTGAGTATGCTCGCCATGCAACAAATCAACATGACACTCATCAGGAAAGTTGTTCTGATAATAGTCGTTAATCCATTTATTGATCGTCGCATCGGCAAGCGAGCCGGTATCGCTAATACCCACATGCTCTCGAAATCTGCTGACAATCTCGGAAAGGACCCACGTAAAAGTATCTGCTGTCATATATAAGCCCTTTCAAGGATAGGTGAGGCCCGAAGGCCCCACCTTCCCGAATGAAAAACCATGACGATTTTCCTATTTCATATTTTCAGGCACTTTGTCCATCGGAATGAACTCGCCTTCAATCACGGGCGGGGCCTGGGCCTTTAGTGTCAACTCTCTAACTTCCTGCTGAATCACCATAATGTCCCGTGTCAAAGACTGTTCAGCCTTCAAGACTTCCAACTGCCCAATTCTTGTTTGCAAATCAGACAGCGCCTTTTTCTCCTGCGCTGTCTTCAAGTCGCTGTCCGACATCACGGACTGACAACCTGTTACTGCTACGAGCAGTATCACACACACAATCTTCCATTCTTTCATAGTTTTTCCTTTCATTAAGAACCTGCGTCACTGAATAACCAAATGTAACGGTCGCCAACACCACCAATTTTCACCTTGATAGCACCAGCCTTATTTGGCGATGTATGCGTAGTGTTTGCCGAATAAACCACAGAGTTGGCATTACCCGTTGTAAAGAAGTAATCGGGATTGTCGGTACTTCCTGAGTTGAAGTGCATCATGGTCGTCTCTTCCGGAGTGCCTACACCGCTATCGACCTGGTATTCAATATTCAAAACACGAAGTTTCGAAGCCGTTAAAGTCGGAGCAGAAGCGGCCCAAATACCAATATCGGCAGCGGAAAGAATTGAATCCTCACCGTCAGTGGGTATGCAAGTACCTGTGATATTCAGCCATGAGCCAAAGGCGTAGGCTTTGCCGTCTACATCCTGGTCTGAGCCGATATTACCTTCCACGTACAAGCCAATACCTTCGGAGTATGTATCACCCACAGGAGTACCGGACATAACAAAACCCTTACCACCGTCAGCTACGGCAGAGGCTGTATGCGCCGAGCCCGTTACCGAAGTAGCGGCAATTGCAGTTCCGGCAGTCAAAGTAATACCGCCATCGTCACTCAACAGGTGAATCGAATCCGCCGTATTGCCCGTATCGTTCCAGAGGTCGATGTCGGCATTTACACCACCTACAGCGCTCAGTTTAATCGCCTTTTCAGCATTTAAGCCTGAATTAAGCTCGACACCGCCAAGAGTCGCAGTCAACTGGACTGCCGATGCTCCGGCAGCTACGGCTACATTCCCCGTTGCTACAAGGTTAATTGCCCCTAAATCACTGGATAGTTGGATAGAGGCTGCGTTTGCTGTAGAAGAGGTTCCTGTGTCATTGTAAATCTTTATCGCAGAAGACGCACCGCCATCAGCTTCAATCAGTATAGCACCTGCATTGTCTTCTGTAGCTACGACATTTATCGAACCGCCTGTATTGGTAATGCTAATATCCTGATCCGCCGCTCCCGTTGTGGTAATATCAATATCACCCAAAGAGGTAATGTCAATACCACCGTCGCCGGAAGTACATACTAAGGTTATCGCATCCGCAATATCCTGACCTGAATCGAGAATTATCGAAGCGGCTTCGGCATCGAGGGTAATATCACCTTCCGTACTCGCCGTAGCAGTAGTAATATCGACCGCACCGGCAGAATCTATCAGGAGGTCGTCACCGATAGTCATCAACATATCACCGGCGGTTGCGCCTGTGGTGGTAACTGTAATTCCACCGGCCCCTGTCACAATCTCGATGGCATCGGCAGCAGTCCCGGCCGTGTTGTATATCTTAATATCCGAAGCCACGCCGGTAGTCGTAGTCATTAAAATCGAATTCGTACCGTCAGTATCGTCAGATGATATTAGTATCTGGTCGGCAGCATCAATGTCAATGTCGCCATTTGCAGCACCGTCGGCCTGAATGTCAATCTTGCCGTCATCCGTGTCAATAAGAATTCCACCGAATCTTCTGTAGTCGTCATTGTAATCAGAATATCTTCTGCGGCAGTCTTTGAGTAAACACTCAAATTCAGGTTGTCACTCGCATTCACATCGATTACGCCATCATTAGTAGTATCAATATCAATACCACCGGAGGCACCTGTGACTTGCATACTGATAGCATCAGTACCCACACCGATAGAAGACATTAAAAGGCTTGATTCGAGTGAACCTGCAACGGCAATAGTTAAATCCTCTCCGGCAGTACCGGAAGTCAAGGTAATGTTAATATCGTCATAAGCATCTACATTGATCCCACCGGCAGTAGCGTTAAGGACTATGGCATCCGTACTTGCAACGGCAGTCTTAGCACTTATACCGCCGAGATCGCTTAAAAGCTGAATAGAAGCCGCACCATCGGTTACAGACGTACCCGTATCGTTGAAAACCAAAATCGAAGAAGTAGTGTCGTTATCTACTGTTAAAGCTATAGCATTGGCAAGATTCGCCGTTGACCTTAACTCGACACCACCGACATCAGATACAATGCCTATCGCAGCCGCACCTTCGGTTACGGAAGTTCCCGTATCGTTGGTGATAATGATGGTCTCGCTCGCACTACCACCTCCAGCAGTCGTTAATGTAACCGCACCGGCAGCGCCTTCGTTACCTGTGATAAGAACCTTACCGCCTGTGGCCGTTAAATCAATATCAAAAGTCGATGCTGAGGTAATGTCCACACCACCCGCACCTGCTGAGACAACAACAGCGTTGGCAATGGCTTCACCGCCTGATATATTGACAGAACCGTTCGTATTGACTAAATCAAGGTCTTTATCAGCCGCTCCATCGGCGGTAATATCAATACCACCGGTAGAAGCCCCTATGGTAATAGCATCGGCAACGTCTTCGTCTGCATTGATATTTACAGATGCTAAAACACCGTCAATATCAATGTCCTCACCGCCGGCAGCACCACCATTGGTAATGTCGATTCCACCGGCAGTCGTGGTTATCTGTAAAGCATCTCCGGTAGTACCCGCCGAACTCAGTATGAGTGAGGCGTCAACGCCACCTGCCTGTGTAATGGTAAAGTCTTCGGTGCCACTATCGGCCGTAAGGGTAATACTTGCGGCAGCAGCGTCCATTACAATAGTACCGACTCCCGTAAGGTCGTCAATAGTACCCATTGCAAGCTCGTCAACTCCCGTACCCGACTTCAATCCCACGGCGTTAGTTCCCGCGTTCAAGTCGAATATGAAGTCTTCGTTACTGCCCACGTCAAAGAACCTGATCTCGGTATCGGTAGCGTTGGTAATGGTCTCATCATTAGATAAAACAAGACCGGCAGCACCTGTTAAATCAAGGTCAGGGGCCACTATCGAACCATCTACGTCCACGTACCATACAGCGGCAGTACCCTCTATGTCGTAACCCGTACCGGTATTCTCAAACTCGATACCGTCACTCGTTCCGTTGGCTAAGGTAATTACAATACCGTCACCAGCAGCAGCACCTGTATGTGAAATAGCCAGAATAGCCGCTGCATCGGCATCGTTATTACTAAAGGTTATCGCACCGTCAGCAGCGTCAATTTCAGCACCGGCACCAGCCCCTCCACTGTCGTAAGCAGCGTCAAGGGTAGAACCGGAAGCCGCAGCCGTTAGGTCAACTAAACCTGCTGTAGTTCTAACATACAAGTTGTCGTCATCCGAGTCGTAGTAGACAGTACCTTCAACCGACCCTACAGGGTCAGTTACGGGGTCAAACAAGAACTGGTCGGCCTTCGGTACTACCAAAGCAAAGTCGTATAAGACGACCCCCGTAGTGCTTGTGACAGTTACTGAATTCACCCCGAACGTCCAGATAATGTCCTCAAGGACCGTCGCTGTTTCCGTCCACGTAAAGGCTTTGTTTGTGGAGTTGGCGAAAGTACCGCCGTTTTCGAGGGTCAGCGAATCCATAGTCAAATCTTCAATCACGAGATTAGGAAACTTGGGATTTCGCATAAAAGCGTCCAGGAAATCCGGGTTCGTACCGTATTCCCACATCCAGTCAATAGCACCAAAACTCAAGCTGCATACAAACAGCACAATCAAGGCCGTCGCTATCAGTGTTTTAAGACCGACAAACCCTTTATTTTTTGCTTTCTTAGTCATTTTTGTTCTCAATTCGTCAATTTGTACCTGGAGAGCATTGACTTCATTTACTGTTTCCTGCCGAAGCTGCGTAAATTGATTCGCAACCTCTTCGGTGCGGTCAACGTCATCCATAGAATAATTAAATGCTTTCATAATGCTTTTCCTTTCATGTTCCGGCCTGAACGACGGGAAGCGGAAAAGGAACGCCAAGCTTGTCGTAAATCTTGCGATTCAGAACTACTCCGAAAGATGCGTTTTTAGGCGGGGCCTCATCCAGTACCTCGAAATTGAACCGCTTTCGATGGCCTATGACCATATCGCACTCAAGTTCTGGTACGGTCGGATGCGGCCTTCGCCCGTAAATAGGACGCTTCCCTGTGGGGTCTTTAACATCACGCAAACGGTCGATAATGCATTTCGGCATTACGTGAATGTAGTCATGCCATAAATGGAATGTATGCGTACAGCCCCAGTTGAAAGCCACATCAACGCCTTCCTCTTCGAGATTCAGAAAAACAACATATATTTTTGAACTCTCGCCGATTAAAATCGTTTCAGGAGAAGGCTTGGTTTTAGTAGCAGGATCAATCTTTAGCAGAGTTTCAAGCTCTTTAGTGCGCTCGGACTTTGCCTTTTCTTCCAGGGCCGTATTATGCTTGTTCATCGCCACCTGAACCATGTCTTCGAGTTCTTTTCGTCCCGCAGTTTTGGGCGCGTCAATATCGAAACGCCTGGCTAATTCATTAAGCTTCTCGTCGCTCATTTCGAAAATATTCATAGTTTCCCTTTCGTTACTTTTTATGTTCCTTTTATGCCGCCGGTCCATCCATCAACGTCGCCTAAGTCAACTTCGTCGCAGAGCCACGCAGCATAAAACATTTCCTCACCGTTAGAATTTAAGTCATCAGCCACCAGAACGCCCTGATAACCGACACGTCTAAGGGCCACATCGTCTACCTTCTCCCAGTAAACGCCGTTGTCGGAAGGACCAACGTCTCCTATTTGGGACGGCCAGACGGGTTCCGTACTAGCGGTGGTAGTTGAGGCAACGCACTCGAAGATGGCCGACCTATCTACGATAAGGCCGTTATCGTCAACGCCAGTAGCGGTCGCACGATAGTATGTTCCGGGCGTAGTTGCTGTTCTGGCCACTACAGTCGCGCCAGCCGACCATTCGGTTATGGTCGGTTTCTGTGAGGCACTATCGTAAGATTGGATACCGGCATCGTCAGCGTTTAATGCACTTGCGGAGCCGCCTACAAGAATAATCCCTTCCTTCGATTGAGAGGCCATATCGGTATATTGCTGGCCCCACCATAAATACAGAACGGGATTTGTTACCATCGAGGCCAAGAGAAAAAGACTTGGCTTGAATCCGATAGGCAGATATACGTCGCCGTCATCCGCCTCGTAATGTCCTACTTGCATTTTCATTGAAATTTCCTTTCATAAACTTTTTAAGAGTCATTAGACCGTGTGAATCATTACGTGCATGAGCAAGTCGTTTAGAACTCTCGATGCAAATGGGGTGTTCCAGCCCAAAGTGCCGTAACGATTGAGGGGACTCGGACTCTGTTCGGGCGATTTGTAGATAAGAGGATTCGTACCCTCTCTCATACGTACCTCGCCATACGCATCCTGTCCGAGAATGGGAGCGTAATAGTTACTCGAAGCGGTATAGCCGTTGTTCGTAAGGACCCAGCGGACCATACCTGTAGCTCCTAATTCGTAAGGATACGCATCACCGGGCTGGGCGTAGTTTTTCACCTCAACGAACCCGGCAACGGCCTTGAGACGGTTCATACCGGCAGTGTGCATTATTCCAATAAATCCACCGGCAAGAGGTGTGGTGCCCTGTCCCGTAACGGCCCCCATACGGCTTGTAATCATTTCGGCACCGGCTGAATACAGGGTCTTGACAATAGTATCAATATCTGTTTTGTTCGGAAGCGTCGCCGTACCTGAGCCGTTAGAGCATGTGGTCTGAGAAGCACAACCGGCGAGAACGTCCCTAACCAACGTGTCCATCGACAGGGTCATCTGCTTACTCAGTAATTCAGATAATGTTGCCTGGGTAGAGCCAAGACCTGTCATCTGTAACCACTTCGAGATTTTCATCCACGCTCCGTATTCCTTCATCGAAACGCTCAAGTCCGTCCGAGTCGCAAGGATCGGGGACGGGTCTTCCGTTTCTTCGAGAGGCGTGGTTTGCGCCAACAGCGCCGACCAACGGCTCCATTTCATCGTATCGCCAGAGTTTAAGGGCATCTGATAATTCTGGCCCCATCCGGCGTGTACGATGAACTTATGAAGGGTGCGTAAAGCATTTTTTTGATAGACGATATTCACGGCATGGGGAGCCTGAGCTATCGTCATTACGTTTTTATTTGGCATTTCTATTATCCTTTCTGATCGAATTCACCCGCCTTAACTCGCTCGTAAAACTCGTCGAACTTTGGCGAGGAAGAGTCGGGTATTTGTGAGTTTAGATTGGTCCCGCCGCCGCCACCGGCCGCAGCCGGAGACGTTACCACGGTCTGGTTGTTGGCCTGATTGATATTGGCATGTTCCTCAGCCGCTTGTTTGACCTTTCGAAGCTCCTCTAATTCCTGCCGTTGTTTGGCAAGTTGATAAGCTACCGAAATAGCCTGTGAATTGCCCTGTGCAATAAATCGGTCTATCCCAAAAAGCGACGGGTTTTCCTGAACCAGTTTTCTAACGTGTTCCGAAGGCTGATAATTGATCTGTCCTGCATTGGCACCAATAACAGAATCCAAATCGGTACATTGAGTACGAAGGTTCTGTAATTGAATGTTCTGAACAAGTTTCGCTTCGCGCTGCTGCAATTCGCCCCATGTCGGATAACCGTTAGGGTCAACTTGCTCCTGCTGGTTTCCCTGCTGTAAACGAGCAAGCTCCTGTTGCATGAGTTGTGTTTGCGCTTGCGCGAGTCTTACCTGTTCCTCGGCTATCTGCCGACGGTTCTGCTCCGCTACTACAGCGGCCTTCAAGCCTTCTTCTTCTTTCTTTTCCTGCCCGGCACCGGCAGTGTCCTCTATGCCCGTTTTGTCCTGAACGCCACCCTCAGGTGTTTGATTGGCCGTGTCTTCCTGAGCGCCACCCTCAGGTGTTTGATTGACTGTTTCTTCTTCATGGTCTGGCATTGCTTTTCCTTTCAAAATAAAAAGCCCCTGAAAACCGTATAGGTCGTCAGGGGCCATTGTCTGGATACCCTAATTAGCTTAAAATGTCTTTACTTAATTATTTGCTCGTATTATTTGCTCGTATTATTTGCTCGTATTATTTGCTCGTATTATTTGCTCGTATTATTTGCTCGTATTATTTGCTCGTATTATTTGCTCGTATTATTTGTTAGTATGAAAAGTCTCCGTTGTCACCTTGTACTTGCCCGTATCCTTATCAGGGGTCAGATTGAAATTCACGTTGATAAAGTCGGCTGAAAACACCGCCTTCAACATCGTAATTACCCTGTTACATACTTTCTTCTGCTCTGGTGTCATTCCTTAACCTCGTTAGGGTCGGCCCATTCAATCACCGGAACATTATTCGGCTCGATGTTATACAACGTCCAATATAAATAATATGGTAGGGTTTCTAAGAATTCTTCCGGCGTCGAATCACATATAATTCTTCCGTTTACGGCAGAGAACTCCACACTTATTATGTTTGGTGAGCTTATAAGCATGAATGTTGTTTCCGCACTCTCGTTCGGTTCGGCAAACGTACAATTCGTAACCGTAACGCCGACCATCTCGTTCATCATTGATTTCCGACCTTTTTCGTAGCCGCAAATTATACCTACAACCATGAAAACCAAACCAATTATTAAAACAATGTTTTCTCGTTTCATTCCTTAACCTTTTCCATTGCCCCAAATACTCTTACTTAACTTACCTAAAATCCCTGGCAAGGGCGTAATCGGCTTTTTCGGAGGCCATATCTTCAAAGGAGCGACACCGCCCCTTTTGGCCCCGAACGCCCATCGAAGTTCGTTGATATTGCAACCAC